CTGACACTGGCCGCGTTCATCAAGGGCGCCATCGACGCCTACCCGACGACGCGCATTGTCGTGCTCACGCACGTCAAGGAACTGATCGCCCAGGACGCCCAGGCCATCATCCGCTACTGGCCAGAAGCGCCCATCGGCATCTGGTCGGCTGGGCTGGGCAAGAAGATCAAGCACCANATCACCGTGGCNGGCATCCAGTCCATCCACAANATGCCCGCCAAGTTCGGCGGCACCGATCTGGTCATCATCGANGAGGCCCACTTGCTGTCGAAGAACAGCGACACCATGTACGGGCGCTTTCTCAACGGCCTGCGNCAGCACAACCCGTTCCTCAAGGTNATCGGNCTNACNGCCACGCCGTACCGCATGGANTCCGGNATCTTGACCGAAGGCGAGCACCGGGTATTCACCGACATCGCCTACGAGGCNGGTGTTGGCGATCTNATCAAAGACGGCTGGCTGTGCCCNCTGGTNGCCCGCAANGGCGCCACCAANGCCGATCTGTCCGACGTGCATACCCGTGGCGGGGAGTTCGTGGCCAATGAATTGCAGCAGGCCATGGACAAGGACTACTTGATTCAGGGCGCATTGGATGAAGTGGGCCGCTACGCCCACGACCGCAANCACATCCTTGGCTTCTGCGCTGGCGTGGAGCACGCNGCCCANTGTGCCGATGCCTGCCGTGCCCGTGGNTGGACGGCGGACTACGTGACCGGCGACATGACCCCGACTGAGCGTGACGCCAAGATCAACGCCTTCAAGGAAGGGCGCACGCGCATCCTGTTCAACGCCATGCTGCTGACGACCGGGTTCGATGCCCCGCACATCGACTGCATCGTGATGCTGCGCCCGACGAAATCCACCGGCCTGTATGTGCAGATCATGGGACGCGGCCTGCGCAAGCATGCCTGCAAGGAGAACACCCTGATTCTGGACTTCGCCTGGAACGTCGAGCGCCACGGCCCCATCGACCAGATCAAGGTCAAGCGCAAGTCTGAGAAAGGCGAAGGCGTCAGCGTGGCCCCGGTCAAGGAGTGCCCTAACTGTCAGGCGCTGGTGCATGCCGGTGTGCGCGAGTGCCCCGAGTGCGGCAACCTGTTCCCGGAGAACGAGACAGCCAAGCACGGCACCGAAGCCGCTGATGCCGTGGTGGTGGCCGCGCTGGAAAAGCCGCGCACCTACACCGTGGATCGTGTCGAGTACGAGCGTTACTCGAAGATCGGCAAGCCTGATTCGGTCAAGGTGACGTACTGGTGCGGGCCTTCCACCTTCAACGAGTGGCTGCCCATCGAGGACGACCGAGCCTACGTCAAGAAGCACGCCGTTTCGTGGTTCTGGCAGCGCGGGTGCGTCTGCCCAAACCATGTCGAGGAAGCCCTCGCCATGGTGCGCGAGAACCGCATCCCTTCCCCCGACACCATCACCGTCAAGCTGGACGGCAAGTATTGGCGCGTGCAGTCCGTCGATATGGGCCGCCGTCGCCTGGACGTNGCGAGTGTNGCTGAACACACCAGATTCGACGAGGTGGCATTTTGAGCGAAGCCCNNTACACGACCAAGAAAGAAATCGCCAAGCGCATCGAAGTGCTGCGCATGGAAATCAGTTTTCTCGAATCCATCCACACCGNCTGCGGGTCATGCGATGCCTTCGACGGGCGCGGCTGCAAGCGTGCCGGTGGTGTNGAGCCGCCGCCCGAAGTCAAGGANCAAGGCTGCCCGGAGTGGAAATGGGACGAGATACCNTTCTGATGGAGACGATCATGCAACTCATCAACAANAAAACNCTNCTGGGCATGATCCCGCTGTCGGAGAANGCCATCTACAACATGGAAAAGCGTGGCGACTTTCCCAAGCGCATCGCCCTCACCACGCGCAACGTGGCATGGGATCTGGCCGAAGTCACGGCATGGATCGAAGGGCGCAAAGCATCCGGCGACCAGGCGGCACGCCCCGGCCAGACGGTAGTGGTGGCGTGATGGAGAAGTACATGCCCGAATTGCTGCTGGGGATCATGGTGATGCTCAAGAACATCACCCTGATTCTTGCCTGCGCATGGACAACGGTCACACTCTACAAGCTCAGTGGCTCATGGCATTGCCTGTGGGCACTGCTGATGCTGCTGTTCATGGGATCGTACAAGTTCGTCAGAGACTAGGCTTTGTGCTTGATCGTCCAGCCGTCAATCATGTCAGCCCAATCCTGCAACATGACCGTGCGCTGTTCCCGGTACTCGGCCTTGTTGTACACCGCCCTGACGCCCTTCTGTTCGTGGGCAAGGCATTTCTCNATCCANTCCGTGTTGTACCCAGCCTCGTGCAGCAAGGTGCTGGCCGTTCGGCGCAAGTCGTGNGGCCCNAACTTGGCCAGTGCCTTGCCGTCCTTCTGCGCCAGCGTATAGACCAGTTCCAGCACGCGGTTCAGCGTGGCATTGCTCATNGGTGCATCGGCGTCATAGCGNGACGGCAGCACCCATTCAGANCCNCCGGCAAAGGTCTTGAGCGCCATGAAGATCTCCAGCGCCTGCCGTGACAGGAACACCAGATGCGGGTTCCGGCGCTTCATCCTCTCCTTCGGGATCGTCCATAGGGCATCCGTGAAACTGATCTCGCTCCACTTCGCATCGGTCAGTTCGCCCTTGCGCACCATCGTCAGCAGCAGCAGCTTGCACGCCACCTTGAACTGCGGGCCTGCCGATATTTTCTCCAGGTACTCATACATCAGCCCGATCTCATCCGGTGACAGGGCACGCTCACGCGGCGCGAATCTGGCAATGGCTGTGGGGCGCACCAAGTCAGCCGGGTTGTCGACGCGCTGGCCGCGTTCGTTCGCCCAGCGGTAAATCTGCATCACCACTTCGCGGGTATGCACCGCCGTGGCCGGTGCCCCCCTGGCCACAATTTTGTCGGTCAGGTCGCGCAGATCGTCATGGTTGATTTCGGTCAGCAGCTTGTTGCCGAACGGGACTTTCAACTCCCGGTCATAGCAGGCGCGGCGCATGTCCCGTGTTGAGTCGGCCATCTCGTAGCCGCGCAGCCACGCCTGTGCCCAGTCGTCGAACGTCTTGGCGTCCTTGTCGCGGTTCTTGGCCCGCGCCTTCTCCCTAGCCGGCGATTTGCCAGCGGCGATCATCTTCTTCGCCTCGTCCAGCCGTTCGCGGGCTTCGGCCAATGTGATGCCGCCCACGCCGTACTGGCCGAACGTCACCGTCTCCTGTCTGCCGTTGAGGGTGTAGTTGTAGCGGAACGAAATGCCGCCCGCCTTGGTGACTGCTACATAGAGGCCGTCGCGGTCGGCCACCTTGTACATCTTGTCCTGCGCCTTCAAATTGCGCAGCTTGGTATCGGAAAGCATGGCTCTCTCCTTTGCTTCGGTCGGTCGTTCATTCGGTCATGGCATCGGCAAGGGCTGGCGATACCATGATCTTGCGAACCATGAAAACCGCCGAAAACCCGCACCACGCCTAGCATTTCACGATTCCGATACCATGAATTCCTGCATCATCAATGAATGGTATCGGCCAGAATTTCCGGGCGCCTGAAAATAATACCACTGGAAGTACCATTGAAAATAACTCCTTGCCGGTGCATCGTCGTGCATGGTGTTACCAGACGCAAACAACAAAAAAGCCCGCAGTGACGCGGGCTTACGTGGTTTTCTTACTGTTCAGTGCCAGACAGTACGAGACATTAAATCATTCCCACTCGATTATTTCCGAGACTGCAAGAGCGTTGATTTTATTGGCGTTTTCCGTCATGCATTTTCTCGATACCATGAAAAATACCATGCTCCAATTTGCGGGGTTTTGGGCAAATTGCACCAGTTAAGTGCATCGGCATATCTTGGTTTCCCATTCACAACGAAAGGGAAACAGCATGCAGCACCTTGTATCGACCAGCAATCTGGAGCACGTCCTGAACAATGCAGAGGATACCTCAATCACGCAAGCGGCCATAGATGAACTGAACCGCTTGCGCGAGTTGAACCATTACCTTGTCACCCACCTGGCAGCCGTGAAGCGCCAGACGGACGCCAGCTTGGCCGGCGTCCTGTCCTTAATCGGCAAGGTCGAGTCCGATCGCTCCGCGCATCTCCTTGGGAGCCTGCCTGAGTAGTCGGTCGTCCTTCTCCGTCGCCATCTGACGAACACGGTCACGGATCTGCGTTCCCCTGATGACGATAGGAGTCCTCGGGTTCAGCTTGTTCCAGTCGTCGCGGCGCTTGATGGCTGCATCGACCATTTCATCGTCGCCATCCGCAACGCCACGCGCCCATTGATCCACAATGGCCGTCTCGGTGCGCTTCTGCAAGGCAATGTCCTGCTGAATCGGCATGGTCTTGCGATGCTGCTGCGCGACCTTGGTCGGGTTGAACCCGACAGCCTTGGAGGACACGTCCTCCAGTCCGACATCAACCACCTTGCGCCCCTTGGCATCCGTGGCGTAGCCCTTCTTCGCCATCTCGGCAGCAGCCATCAGATCCTTGATCGCCTTCGGCGCAAGATTCTGCAATGCCTTGCCGGGGTTGCCCTCGGTGGCCGCATCGTAGGCATCGCCGATCTGGGTGGCCATGCCAGCGGTCGGGCCGAAGATTTCCGCCACGTTGCGCCCGCGCATCTGCTCGTCTGACGGCTTGAGCACGCCTGTTCCGGGGATCAGATTCCCCAGGCCAAGGCGCCCGGACAAGTCAATCGGCAACTGGGCAGAGACGCCATACAGGAACAGATCGCCCAGCGTCTTGCCCAGAATCTCATGGGCCAGACGGCGCTTGTTGCGGCGCATGTTGGTGTCGAGGCCGAACATCTGGCCGATGGTGTCGATCAGGTCATCCAGATCCTGTGCGAAGGGCAAGCCTTCCTCGCCGGAGGCCAGCATCAGCATGGCCAGCATGATGAGGGCAGCCCGCTTGCCTTCAGGCCCGCCGCGCTTCCACATGCGGGACAGCAGCTCGATGTACATCAGACTGAACTGCTTGAAGGTCAGGATCACACGCCCAGCGGCATTGCGTGCCCAGTTCGGGCGATTGACCTTGTTGTAGATGCCCTGCGTCTCATTGACTGCCCGCACAGCGAAGGCGTATGGGTTGGCCTCCTTGTTGGTCTTGGCCACTTCCCACGCCGCCACGAATGTCAGCTTGCGGTTGAACCCCTCGGCCAGCGAGAACATGGAACCCCAGAGCGTCAGGAAGGCGTTGATGCGTGCCCGTGCGTCCTCGCTCCCGGCCTTGATCGTGCCGCCAACACCCGGCAATCTGGCCAGCGTATTGACCAGGCCGGAAGCCACGCCCTGCGCCCCCACGCTGTACAGGTGGAAAATCTCCTGCGCATCGACGATACCCTCCTGGCTGGCACGTTTCAGCGCGGCCTTGAGTTCGGCATCCGTGATTTCCTTCTTGCCCATGGCGCAGGGAATGGCCTTGGCCAGCGCCTTGCTGGCCGTGGTCACGCCGTGCTGCGACAGGTATGGGCCGGTCATCATCACCGGCTGGGTCATGTTCACCAGTGCCGCAGCCACAGAGCCGCCAAGGAACCACGCGAACATCACCGACGACACCGGGGCAGCCGGATCGTTGGGGTTCATCACAAACTGCTTGAGGCGCATGGCCTCGTCCTTCACGTCGCCCTTTTCTTGCGGGATGTACTTGATGGCGTTGTTCAGGTCGCGCAGGTAGTACCGCTGGGCGGCGAACCGGCCATTGCTGGTGATGAAGTTTGACAGCACGCGGGGCAGATCCTCGCTGTAGCCTGCCGTGCCTTTACGCTCCAGGCGGCGCTTCAAGGCGCTGCGTTCTGAAAGGGCCATCTGGTAATACTTGCGCGTCACTTCGTCGGCGCCCACCGCCTCGCCGAACAGCGCGATGGTTTCCGGGGAGATGCCGGCATACAGCTCGTGCGCAGCCTGACTATCCACCCCGGCCTTAACCTTGATGTCGTCACGATCCTTGTACTTGGCCTCCATCTGGTGCCGCACAGAGATGGCCTCGCCCTCCGTCTCGAACTTGCCGAAGTATTCGGTCATCGGCTTGCCCTCGTCGTCACGCAGCACATTGCCGGTGGTCGGGTCGATCTGCTGCACTGTCACCGTCCACTTGCCGAAGCGCATCAGCGGCGCGTAACCGGCCAGCTTGAGGTTCTTGCCGGTCACGAAAATCTTTTCCACCTTGCGCTTGGTGTCGGCGTACTGAGCGCGGATGGCTTCGTACTCGCTTTGCTGCTGCTCGTTGCCTTGGCGCTTGGCGTTCTTGATGGCCATGTCCAGAAGCTTGATCTGCTTTTGCAGTTCGCCTACCAGCAGGCTTTCGGCCAGACGCGGGTTGTCGATGATGCTGCGGCGCATCGCCTTGGGTACTATGCCTTGCGCCATGGCGTAGGCTTCGGATGCAGCCACTTCGTCCAGGCTGGCGTCAATGGCGGCGCGGGCCTGCCGGTACAGCGCAATGCCGGTATCCGTCAGGCCGAACTTGCCGCGCAACTCGTCGTCGCTCCACACCTTGCCAGCCATGACATTGGGGCCGTTCAGGGTGCCGGCGAAGATAGCATCGGCGGCCTGCGTCAGATTCTTGTCGGCGTGCTTGCCTTTTACCAGCCCGCGCAATGCCGACTTCACATCATCGACTCGCGGCAGTACGCCCGGTGCCAGTTCAGCTGGACGGATCGAGGTCAGCGAAACCTCGTTCTGCATGGCATTCACGTAGGCAAACACCTTGCCGTAGTTCTTGTCCTTGAGTGCCTTGTGGTACTGGGTGGAAAGCGTCTTGTCGTACTTGCCGAAGGTCTTGAGCGTCTCGTTGCGGTTGCCGAAGAACTGAATCAGGTTGTTCTGGATGCGGCGCACCATGAAAGCCGGGTCAGCCGTGAATGCCCAGTCGCTGCTGGTGGCAGGCGCGTCCTCGCGCAACTTCTGGAACATCGAGCGAACCAGGGCGCGGGCCTCGTCATTGGTGACAGCGCGATACTTGGCGGCAAACTCGTTGAACCCGAAGCGTTCGGCCACGGCGGCAATCCAGCGGGCGGCCTGACGGATGGCCTTGGCCTTGAGTGCGTTGTTGCGGTACTCGCCCTCGTTGGTTTCCGCCAGTTCGGCCAGCGCCTCATCCACACCACGGGCGCGGGCGTAGGCTTCGCCTGCTTTGCGGGCCTGCTTCACATCGTCGCCATCGGTGGCAAGCCACGCCTCGGCCTTGGCTTTCACCCACAGATCACGGTCGTACAGCTTCTGCATCTGAGCGATATACTGCTCTTTTGTCAGGAAGCGACGGAGGCCGTAATGGACAAGCTCATGCCACAAGGTTTGAACGACATCGGCAGTGGTCGCGTTGGCATTCCGGAACAGGTAGATTTTCCCGCCAGTGGTGACGCCGGCAGCACTCCCTGCACGTGCCTGACGCATGTGGGGCACGTCGATTACGCTGTCCCGAATGAGCACGGGCGGCTGATGGCGAAACTGTCCAATGCGTTCTTCAATTACCTGCGCAAACTGAGCCTCTGACAGTCGTTCAGCTTCTGGAATCGGGGCCGCCTCGTTCGTGGTGGCCAGCACAGCCGGCCCCGCTTCGTTGCTGAAAAACTCATCCAGCGCATCACCAAAACCCAGTTCGCGCAGCTTCGCCTTCTGCTGCTCAATGCCGGTGGCCACGGCGGCTTTCTGGCTTTCCGGCACTTCCGGCCCCTTGGCCATCAGCGCACGCTGAACCTGCTTGTGGGCCTCGCGTGCCGCTTCCAGTTCCTTGGCCTGCGGGAATGGCTGCTTGGCCAGTTCGCGCATTGAGGCGGCATCCTTCTTCGACTTCTCGATGCGGGCCAGCGTCTCGTCCTGCACGGCTGGCAGCCGGTCAATGTAGTTCTTGAGACGCTGCACCATGCCAGACGGCGAGAACGGATCGGTGGCACTCCACGCCCCGCCGTTGCCGGTAGGCGTGCGCATGATGACGTTGCCGGCGAAATGCTCCAGCTTGAAGGTCAGGCCGCGATACTGGATCGAGGCCGTGTCGATCATGTGGCTGCGCACGTTCTCGAACACGGAAGCCAGCGCCTTGTGGGCGGCCTCCTTGTCGGCCAGTGCCTTGCCGCCTTGCACGCTGATCGGTGCTAATCCATCCTTGTCGACCGGGTGCTTGGCCGTGGTGCCCAGAAGCTCCTTGATCTCGCGCACGGATGCCGGCCCATGGGTGTCGGCGTACTCCTGCGCATCGCGGGCCTTGCGGGTCATGGCCAGCACTTCGTCAGCATGGCCTGCCTGCAACTGTTCCAGGCGGCGCACGTCGTTGCGCAGCTTGGTTTCCTCAAGGATCAGCGGATCGCCGGAGGCAGCGGCCTTCATGTCGGCGGCGTTTGCAGCTTCGCCCTCGATGTCGTCGATCTCGTTGAGTGTGCCGTCGTAGTTGCGCAACTGCTCGATGCCGTGTGCCTTGTGCTCAAGGATCTGCCAGCGCCGGGTGTCGTAGGTTTGCTCGGTGGCGTAGCGCCCGATGAACACCTCGAAGTTGTCCGGGTCGCGGGCGTACAGTTCGTTGCCACGGCGGATGATGCGCCCCTCGCGCTGCTCCAGATCAGACGGGCGCCACGGCGCGTCAATGTGATGCAGGCCCACCAGGCGCTTTTGTACGTTGGTGCCGGCGCCCATCTTGGGCGTGGAGCCCAGCAAGAAGCGCACTTCGCCAGAATTCACGGCACGGAACAGCTTGTCCTTGGCCGTTGGTGTGCCGTAGTCGTGGATGAAAGCGATTTCGCGTTCAGGCACGCCCTTGGCCATCAGCTTGGCCTTGATGTCGTCGTACACCGAGAACTTGGCAGAGCCAGACATTCCGGCCACGTCCTCGCGGGTGAAGAACATGGACAGATCCTCAACCTCGATGTCGTTGTCGTTGTTGTACTCGTCTATCTCGCCTTGCTCGATCTCGCCGGTTTCCTCGCGGGCATTGATCCACTTCTGGCGCTTGGCCTCGTCGCCAAGGAATCCGTTGGCGGCGTCGATGGCATCCTGCTTGCTGCGGAAATCGGATTGCAGGCGCAGGCCGGAGGCGGCGTCGTACACATCGAACCGCTTGGCGTCCTTCTCGCCGCGCTGCACCACGAAATACGGCAGATCCTCGTGGCCAGGCATGGCGTGCATGGTGCCGCGCTTCATTTCAATGCCGCCAGCCTCGTCGCGCACATACAGGCGGCGCGGCTTGTTGGAGTAGCTGGCACGGGCAGACAGCGGGATCGACAGGTCGCAGAACACCAGTTGCGTACCCTTGTCGGCGCTCCACTGCTGGTAGGTGCGCATCATGTTGTCCACGGCCAGGTTGATCTTGGAGCCGGGGAAGTCGGGCGCTGCCGGATTGACCAGGCGGTAATCCAGCCCTGCCTTGTTGGCTTCTCCGGTCAGCGATAGGGCATTGACCTTGCCCTTCGTCTCCTTGGTCAGTTGGCGCAGGTTGGCAAACCGCCCAAGGATGGACTGCGGATCCACAGATACCACGGGCGTCAGCGCACGCTCGACCACCTTGAGACGGGCATCTTCCGCCGTCTCGAACTGGCCCAGATGCGCATCGCCCACCTTGGCCGTCCATTTGCCGGATTTCTCGTCCTGCGTGATTTGAATGTCAGCGCCCAGATCGGCGCCGAACAGGATGCCCCCGGCCTCGTCGGTCTGCGCCTTGGGCACACCCATCAGCGCAGCCACGGACGGCGAGCGTTTGGCCACTACCAGCACCGGGCGCCCGCTTACCATCTTGGGCACCGGGAACCGCTTGCCTTGCGCTTCTTCCTGCGCTTTCAGGTCGTCCAGGGTGATGGTATCGGCGAACGTGTTGTAGAGGCTCATCAAACCCGGCAGGTTGGTGAACTTGGCAAAGCGGGTCGATTGCCGGTAGCCGGAGCCAGACGGGGCAACCTCATAGACGTTCTCCACGCTACCAAACTGCTTGGCCCATGCGTCGAACACGTGCAGCCCCTGACGCTTCAAAGTCGGGTACTGCATGTACCGCTGCATATTGAACATCTCCACCAGCGAGTTGGAAACCGGCGTGCCGGTGGCGGTGATGAACGGGGTCTTGTCGCCAAAGGTATCGAACAGCCAGCGTGTCTTGACGAACAGATCGAAGGCTTTGGCCGAACCGGCAGGGTTGCCCATGCCGGGGTTGCGATCCATCGTCGTGTTGTAAGTCAGGTTCTTGAACTCGTGCATTTCGTCGATGAACATGGCGTCAACACCCAGTTCGTCGAACGTGACCATCTTGCTGCGCTTGCCAACAGCGGCCAGCTTGTCCTTCATCTTGGCATCCAGATTCTTGCGGATGCGCTCCATGTCGGCGGTGATGCGCTTGTCGCCGCGTGCCCGCTTCATGTCCTCGATGGCGTCAGCCAGTTCGTCGATCTGCTCTTGCAGGACAGCGATCTCGGTTTTCTCTGGCAGGCCGATCTTCTTCAAGGAAGAATGGCCGATCACCACAGCATCCCAGTCGCCCGTGATGATCTTGGCAAACAGGCGCTCCCGGTTGTCCTTGCTGAAATCCTCTGGTGTGGCCGCCAGAATGTTCGAGCCTGGGTACAGGCGGGTGAATTCACTGCGCCATTGCAACGTCAGGTGGTTGGGCACCACGAACAGCGGCTTGCGGGCGATGCCAAGGCGGCGCATCTCCATGGCCAGCGTTGCCATCTCGAAGGTCTTGCCGGCGCCGACGACATGATCGTAGAGCACCTGATAGGACTGCAATCCACGCCACACGCCGTTCTTCTGGTGCGCCAGCAGGGAGATGGCCGGATTCATGCCGGGGAATCCCATGTGCGAGCCGTCGAACGTGCGCACGACAATCCGGTTCATCTTGTCGTTGTAGATCGAGGCGATGCGGTCAGCGCGCTCCGGGTCTTGCCACAGCCATTTCTGCCACTCGGCCTTGATGGCGTTCTGCTTTTCGCGGGCGGCCTCGGTTTCCTTCTCCAGCAGGATCGTGGTGGTGGAACCGTCAGCATTGCGCAGTGTCTTTTTCACCACAGCACCACGGCCCATCATGGTCAGTTGGAACAGGTCTTGCGCCGACAGGTCGGACGTGCCGAAGCGCCCCGTGTTCAGGGCTGGATCGTTGCCCGTGTTGAAGGCCATCAGCCACTGGCCGGTTGCCTTGATGTAGCTGGCGGTCGCGCTGCCCCCGGAGATGTGCTTGACGAACTGCTCATAAACCTCGGCAGGCACGAACGAAGCGCCGATGCTCACGGAAATCTCGCTTGGCGTCTTGTCCTTCGGGATGACCTTCTCCAGCGCCTCCACGTTGCGGCGGTACTTGGCGTTGTCCTGTGCGGCAGACTTGGCCTCGTCCAGCTTGGTTTTCACGTCGCCAGACAGGTACTCGTCAGCGGTCACGATGCCGTTTTGCGGATCGTCAAACACCACGTCGCCCAGTTCCTTGACGATCTCATCCATGGGCTTGCCATAGACCTCGGCCATGTAGGCGGCATCAACCTTGCCACGGTAGTTCAGGGATGCCAGCAGCGCATCCTTGGCCGTGGTCACGGTCATGTAATCCTGCGGTGGGAAGGCGACACGGCGCTGGAAGATGTCGGCCTTGGTGGCGCTGGCCTCACGCTGGTCAATGCCTTCCTTCTCGGCTGTCGCCTTGCCGATCCCCTTGTCGTAGTCAAACTCCAGCCCTTGAATAAGATGGGCCTCGGTGTCATCAAGGAAGATGCTGCGGTTGGTGGTGCTGTTCAGGTGCTTGTACTTCTTGAGGAAGTCGTCATAAACCCGGTTCAGTTCGGCGCGGTTGGCCTCGATTTCCTGCTCGGTGGCGTCAAGCGATCGTTCCAGGCGCATCTGCTGGCGCAGCGCGTCACGGATGGCGATCATGCCCTTCATGCGACCAACTTGCGACTCGTAGCGCGGTTCCCATGCGACGGCGGTTTTCTCGCCCATCAGGTCATCGCCACGGCGCATCACGGCGCCATTGGCATCGACGTAGTACGAACCCACCTTGACGCCATCAGGCACGGCCATATCGACCACGGCGGCATCGCGGGCACGGTCGATGTTATCGAACACGTTTTCCGGCAGTGTCTTGACCCACTTGGCCAAGGTGTCCTTGATATTGCCGTCCTGCTCCACGGTGTATTCGTTGGCCGAATACATGGAGCCGCCCGCTGATGGCTTGCCCAGCACGTGCTGCGGGTTTGCTACGAAGAACTGATTGACCTTGTGGGTGACGTGTTCCCCGGTTTTGGGGTTGATGTTGATCTGCTCCACCACGTCCTGCCATGGTGCGATAGAACCCGGCAGCCCGTTCTTGTCGTGCTTCTGGAAGATCAGGATGTCGGTCACAACCTCAGTGCCGGCGTTTTCCTTGAATGCCGTGTTGGGCAGGCGCACGCCGCCGATCAGGCTGGCGCGGTCGCCGATCCACTTGCGCACGCGGGAGTCCTGCGCATCGAGGAAGTTGTGAGATACGACAATGGCCATGACCCCGCCAGGTCGCAGTTTGTCGATGGACTTGGCGAGGAAATAGTTGTGGATGCTGAACCCGGAATACGGGCTGCGCTCCTTGTCGACCAGCGGATGCGAGCCGAACGGCGGGTTGCCGATCACCACATCAAAGTATTCGGACGGGATCTCGAAGTCTTGGAATCCGGTCGCCTTGGCGATCTTGGCTTTCGGGTACAGCGCAGCCACCAAACGGCTGGTCAGCGAGTCCAGTTCTACGCCGTGAAGCTGGGAGGCGTTGCGCATCTCTCGCGGCATCAGGCCGAAGAAGTTGCCCACGCCGACAGACGGTTCGAGCACACGGCCAGACTTGACACCCAAGCGGGCCAGCGCCTCGTACATGGCGCCAACGGCTACCGGGCTGGTGTAGTGTGCGTCCAGGGTGGAGGCACGGGCGGCGCGGAATTCCTCGGCGGTCAGCAGTTCCTTGAGTTCGGCATGCTGCTTGGCCCAAGCCTTGTTCTCTGGGTCGAATGGGCCTTTCATGGTGCCCCAGCCAACATACTTGGCCAGCGCCTTGCGTTCGTCCGCCGTGGCGTTGCGCCCCTCGGTTTCGAGGGCCTTGAGAATTTTGATAGCCGCTACGTTGTCGCGGTACTTCTGGCCCAGCCCACCTTTGCCGATCTCGTCGGCGTCAATTACATGGTCGTCGGTGTCGGCGGCGCCAGATTCAGGCCGTACTCCTGCACGATCTCGTGTCGTGCCAGATGGTTGTTGCCCGGTTGGCTCAGTACCTCGCGCTCCTGCTGCTCCTGTGTCGTCAGCGCGTCCAGATACTGATTCGCTTCGATCAACCCCTTGACCGTCTTTGGCCAGCCCAGCATCCACCGGTTCGCTATCTCGATTGCGAGAGGCGGCATCAGGTTGAGCTTCGCCTGAATCTCCTTGGGATACTGGCTCGGGTTGTACAGGGTTTGCATTTTGCGATTCCTTCGCGGTCAATTCATTTTGCGCCGTATCGGCAGGTTTTTCAAGTGTCGATACAGGCGTTCTGGTTGAGTTTTTCTCAACAGACTGGGCGGCAAAAGTCGCCAGTTCGGCGCTGGTCAGATCCACTGGCATCCACTGGTTTTGATCGCCGCCCCACGGATCGCCTGCCTTGGTTGTGCGCATCATCACGGCAATGCCGGATTTGGTGGAAGGCACCACGCCACGCAATGCGGTGTCGCCAATATGGATGTAGATGCCGCGCTGCATTTCCGGGTGGAACATGGACAGGGTGACATCACCAGAACCGGCAACGCCGGATTCATTGACCGACACGGGCTTGACGGGCTTGCCGTTGCGGGTTGTCGCCGGCATAAAGCCACGCGCCTCCAGCGCCTTGCTCACATCCTTGAGATAGTTGCGGGTGTTGGCCAAGAACTGCGTTTTCACCGGGCCACTGGCTGTCTCGCCGCTACCGTCGTAACCGTTGATGTGGCTCACGCCATAGTCGTCACGCAGGACTGAGGCGCCGGCCTGCTTGCGCTCCTTGCTGCGCTTCGGCGCCTTGACCGTCTCGCCGATGGCGTCCTCGGTGCCAGCCGTTGCTTTGGTATGCTCGGCGGTGCCTTGCTTTTCCATCAGGTCGATTTCAGCAGCCGTCGTCATGCCGGCTGTGTCCAGGCCGGGGTAGTTGCGGGCGGCTTCGTAGAAGCTGCGCAGGTAGGGTCGGATCTTCTCGCCAAAGTCCGACACCATGGCGCGGGCGTAGTCGGAATACTTGCGCACCCCGCTTTCGATGTAGCCCCCGGCGATGGTCATGCCATCCACCAGCAACTCCGGGTCAATGCCAGAATTCAGCGTGCCCAGCTTGGATTTCAAGCGGGCGCGTGCCGCTTCGATCTTGTCCGCCGTGAAAATCTTGTTGCCGGCGAACGGGTCGTTCGCAGTTTGCAAACCGCGAACGTCATTGCCGGTTGCCGTCTCGGTATCGCGTGCAGCCTGGTCGCGCAATGACTGCACCGTGTTCTTGTCACCGCCAGCGGCCTCGATACGGTCGGCCTTCTCACCCATGGCCCCGGCCTTCTTGGCGAGCTTCGCGGCCTTCTCGGTGGCTGGCTTGGTCAGCGGCTTTGAATTTTCCTGGGCGATGCGCTGCATCATCTCCTGCATGCGCTCTGGCGTCATCTCGCCTTCGTAGGTGACGCCAGAGACAGCCTTGTAGCCGGTATCGGTATTCACGCCGTCACCGCGCAGGTCTAACGACAGGATGCCGCCTTGCTTGCCGTAGATGCCCTGGTAGCGTTCAGGTGCCAAGGCGGTTTTTACCGTGACGCCGATCTCGCCCGTGCCGAAGTTGTACCGCTGGCCTACTTCTGGGGCGCTCTGTGCTTGTTGCCGTTCTGATCCTTGCGCTTCTGCTTGCTGGGCTTGGTCGGCTTGAGGGGCATTGCTGATCTCCTTTTTCTGGATGAGGAACTTCTTACCGTCTTGCACGGCGGCATGGGTGGCGCCGATGCCTTGCTTGGCGATGAACTGCTCGGCCTTTTCCTGCGAACCGAACCACTTGCCGGTGTAGTCACGCTGGGCGCGGGCTTCCTTCTCGGTGCGCGGCTTGGCGGGCGCTGCATCCTCGAACGGGTTTGCGGCAGTCGTCGCAGGCGATGCGCTGTCATCTGGGAATGGAATGTCCGCGTACTGGCGCGGCGCTTCCGGCATCGGTTCGCCCTCTGCCTGGATGGCTTCACGCTCAAGCCGTGCCTCGCGGTCGGCTTCGCTTTCCGTTACCGCAGTCTCGGGCTGAACTTGCTGGACGGGGGCTGCATCGGCGGCAGGCGCTTGGGCGATTGCTGGGTCGGCTGCGGGTTGTGCGACGGGGACTGGCCCTTGTTCGGCGGCAATGCTGTTGCCGGCATCTTGATGTTGTGCAGCCCCAAGCTGCGCGTCTTGTCTGTTTTCACTTTGGCTCTCCTGTGCGGCCAATAGGCCGGGTTCGGTTGTGGCCGTGAACTGCTGGCCGGGTTCTGGTTGCGCGACCGGTGCAGTCTCTGGGGCCGCCTCGTTGCCTTGGATGGCCAGTTGCGACTGGTCGGATGGAACGGGCTGGTCGATGCCGTACAGCGTGCGCAGCGTGGCCACGTCACCGCGTGCCTGTTCCAGCCCAGCCAGTTCTTGCTGCTCAGCTGCGGTCAGGCCAGCACCCGGAACGTCCTGATCGACAATCCCGGTTTCGCCCACGGTGGTTTCGATTTGGCCGTCTCGCTTGGCGCGAAGCTGCTGGTAGCGGCCATCGGCAAACGCCTGCACATCCTGATCGCTGACGAGTTCCGGCCCGGTGGTGGGTTGCGGCTGTGTCGGCAGCACGGTTTCCAGCGGGATGTTGGCCTCTGTCGCCAAGTCGCGCACGATGGCATCGGCGGCCTGCACGGTCGGATGCACGTCGACCGGCGCAGGCTCGGCGGCCTGAACTGGCGTCTCGCTGCCCATGGTTGGCTCAATGCGCCCGTCTGGCGTCACTACTGCTGTCTCAGGCGCCTTCTGCATGGCAGACGCGCCCCCGGCAACAAGTGCCCCCGGCCCGGAGCCGATGGCCGTCTCAACGATGGTGCGCCCCACGTCCTGCCAGACACTGCGATTGTCGTACTGGCCAGCCTGAATGTTGGTCGTGATCTTGGGGGCGACTTCTTCAAGCTGCTCACCGGCCAGTTCGGTGGCGGTTGCCGCCACGCCCGATTTGATGGCGCCCTTGGTGGTGGCTTGACCGAAAAGGCTCTTTTCAAGGCCGGTCTTGCCGCTGACGTAGCCGGCAATGCCGCCCACGGCAGCCACGATGCGCGAATCAGCCAGCGCCTGCTGCTCGGCTTGCTCGGGCGACATGCCCTGTTGGATCAGCGTGCGCTTGATGTCCTCGAAGGCTTCGCCACGCGCCCCGCCTGCGTTCAGTGCGGCATTGGTCGCCCCGGCTGCGGTGGTGGCGATCTGGGCGGCGCGTGCCGCCGATGCGCCCTTGGCCAGCGCGGCGGCCTGTGCCAGCTTGGCGGCGCCGATGCCGGGGATCATGCTCGGCAGGTTGGTCGTGATGAAACGGGCGGCCAGTGCCGGGTCGGTGAAATACTGGCTGGCGGCTTCGGCGATCTGCGAAATCACGCCATCCTCACCTGCCTTGGTGATGGCCTTGTCGGCATTGGCGATCTTGCCTTGCAGCGCCTTCGATTGCTTGTCACGCCAGAACTGGGCGTTATCGTTGAAGAACCCGGCAACATCACCTTCTGGCGACACGAGATTCGGAATAGCGCCAAGGATGGTATTCACGCCCTCGGCCAGTTGCACGCCGGTATCGGCGGCGGCTTCGCCCCATGTGCGCTCTGGTGCCCCAGTTGGCGCCTGCATGAATTGCTGGCGCAGCGCGGCAGCCTGCTGGCCAGCGTGCGGCGCGATGTAGTAGTCGAAGTAAGCGGCCTTTGCCTCAGCCTGCTTCTCGGCGGGCAGACTGGTGAATTCCGGCTTGCCGGCAATGTCGGCCCATTTGGGCGCCTTGGTCAGATCGGGCACGGAGGTAGCGGGCTGCGCGGCTTGCGCTTCGGAGATGCCGCCCACCTTGGCCAGAATGTCGGCCACGTAGCCGGAGACACGCTTGCCATTGCCGTCTGCCCGGTCGTTCTTCCAGGCACTGCCTTGGCCCGGATTGACGTTGCCCTCGCCAGAGAAATACCCGGTGGCGATCTTGGCGGGATCGTTGCCAAAGCGGCGGGCCAGATCCTTGATGATGCGCACGCCGACGCGCATGTTGTCGTCCGGGTTGTCGATGCGCTCACCAGGCTTGGCGTACCGCTGGAAGGTGGCGGGAATGACTTGCATGCCGCCTTGTGCGCCGTCGATGCTGGTGCGGGCATTGCTCCCGGCGCCGGATTCCTGCTTGTAGATGGCCTCGATCACCGGCTTGAGATGATCGGCGCCCTCTTGGGCGATGATGGCCGACACGTCGGAGACGCGGCCTTGCGGCGCGGCGGGTGTCTTGGGCTTGGCTTGGGAGTCGAAAAAGCCGGAAAGCGAAGTTCCGGGAGAACCCCCAGAACCTTGTGCATTGTTAGAAAAAAAATCGGACAGGTTCTGGGTCGGTTCCATGAGGCGCCTTTATCGTTAAGGGATGCCGAGTAGGGATTTAATCTGCGGATCAAGGTTAGCCGGCGCCGGGGAATTCGACGCGGGCGCTGCTGGCTGCCTGCCTAGTTGCGCGGCGGGTGCCTGCCGTGCGCTGTCGTACAAAGCGCCGAAGTTGGCCACTTCCTCGCTTGTCGGCTTCTTGCCCATGGCAATGCTGTCCTGCACGCTCTTGAGGATGAACTGTTCGCGGGTCATGGTCTTGGCCGAATTCAAGTGGGCCAGCGCCTGATCCTTGGTCATGCCATGCTGATTGACGAGATAGCCAACATCACGCTCCAGCGGGCCTTGCTTGGCCGCTGCGCTCCTGGCTGACTCGGGGGCGGTATAGACCGGCGTGGCTTGGCCTCCCTTGATCTGCACCAGAGAATCCCCGGCATTGACCGTCTTGAATTCGGTCTTGCCGATGGAGTCACGCACGCGCTGCATCTGCGCGGCGCTCATGCGCATCACGTCCTGCCCGTTGGCATCCTTGGCGACAAAGACGTTTTCCTGTGTCTTGGGGTCTTTCTCGATGGTGACGGCGGCCACATCAGCGCGGCGCTTTCCTGACGGGTTGGCGCTGTTCATGGAGTTCATGAAGCGGATCACCTGGGCGCCGTCTCCTTGTTGAATCAGGTCGGACAGCTTGGCAATGGCCGCCGTGCCAGCGTCCACGTCACTGAAAATCCCTTGCACGCGCTTCTCGGTGATGATTCGCGGCAGATCCTCGACGCCGAATTCGGAAAGCGTCTTGGCGATCTCGGCATTATTGCGGGCGGTTTCAGCCTCCATCGGCTGACGATCCTTGGCGGCATCCAGCCCTGCGCCTTCCAGTTCCAGCTTCTTCTTGGTGTTGTCCGCCTGCGCATCGACCAAGCCGATGTTGGCGTTGTTCTGCTTGCCGCGCAGTTGATGGCCGCTGCGCTCTGCCTCGGTTTTGTCCGGGAGCACGGACATTTCAGACTCGGCCCGCTTGCTCTCCCAGTCGAAACGCGCCTGATCCCGCTGGCGTTGCACGCGGGCATCGCCTTCTTTGAAATAGTTATCGGCTGCGACCAGCCCAAGTCCGAGTGCGCTCATGGTGCCCCCTTATACGTACATGGTGCCGCTGTCGAAATACGAATTTGTATCGACCTGCGTGGCGGGTTTTGTGATGTTCGTGCTTGTGCCGTTGAGCCAGTTGCTCACGGTAGGCGACGAGATGATGCGGTCGGTGATGCGCCCCAGTGCGGCGGCTTGCTGGCTGGCCTGCTGATTACCGGCCTGCGCTAGCGACAGGTTGGAACTGGCCAACGAGGCAAGACCGCTGGCCGCCGTGGCATCCAAGCCTTTGCCCAGCGCCAGCGCAGATTGCTTGCGGGCATAGGCCGTGTCTGTCACGTTCTTGCGGGCAAGGTTCTGCTGCGTGGCGTCATTGGCCGCCTGCGCCAGATCCAGCCCCACCAGGCTTGACTGGTAAGCGCCACTCGACGGATCGAGGCCGGGGGTGCGGGTCAGCCGGTCGCGGGCCTTGCTGAACTGCTGGCTGACGGTGGCCGAAGCCTCGCCGGCTGCCTTGGCATAGTTCTCAGGGCTGGCGTAGTCCTGCGCCTCATCGACCATCTGGCGCTCAAGGGGTTCGTAAATCTCCTTGTAGCGGTTCCACTGGTCACGGGAAATCTGTGCCTGCAAGGCATTGGCGTCTGCCGCTGCGTTGTTGGCGGCTTCTGCGCCGTTGTCATCGGCCAGCAACGCACCGCCGACAGTGGCGACTGCTGCTCCAGCTACTACTGCCCAAGCCATGTTGTCTCTCCTTGCGCCACTGCGGCACAGAATGCGTCATAGTCCTCGAAGCTGGCGGCGATCAATTCATCCTCCAGGCGCTCAAGATCGGTTTCATGGGTGCCATGCACCGTCGTCCAGATGGTGTCCTCGTGTGCATATCCGGCCCGCTTCACGCCAGCCGGTGAAACGATGGTTTCCCCAGCCTTCACGCGCTTGACGCCATCCTCGGTCAGCACGGAGATGTCGCCTTTGAGCACCATGTTGATCTGGCTAAACTTGTGGATCTTGCCCACCAGCACCGTGCCTTTGGGGATGAACAACTCGCGGGCATACACGCCACGCGAAAAATGGTGTTTGACCGGCAATTCAATCGGGTTGCCGGCAAACAGCGCAGCCTCCAGCTTGGCCAGCTTTTCGCGCAAGTCGCGCCCGGAGACATACAGCACTTCGGCCCGGTCAGCAATCACCGGCAACTGGGCCGTGTGTTCGCGGAACGGGTCGATCAGCAATTCGGCTGCGGGCGTCTGGACGTGGATCTGCATTGCGAAATTCTCCTCCGGCCCGGTCAATTCGACGGCGCGGCCTTGGCTGCCTTCTTGGCGTGCATCATCCAGATCACGTCCCAGTCAGAGAACCCGCCCTGCTCGTCATAGAGGTACTGCTTGACGCGCACCGGCTGGCCGTCCTTGACTGTGGCCCCGTAGTACGTCTCGTACTTGCCCCGGCGCTCCGGCAGGCCGAAAGCCGACTCAATCTCGGACTCGTCGCCGGAAAAGTAGATGTCGTGGAAGGTGTCCGCCTTGTCGTTGTAGGCCCGCCCGTACTCGGCCCGGTTCTCGCCGATGAACAGCACGCGGGCAGAAGGTGGTAGCCAGCTCGGTTTCTCACCGTCGAACAGGCGGTACAGGCGCAGGAACGAGGTTTGCGTGTCCAGGCAGAACTTGCGGTTGCCCAGCGCGTACCCCGGCCCTGCCAGCGCATCGGTGGCCAGCAGCGGCAGGCAGCACGTGATGACGCGCTCGCCCAGCACTTCATGAAAGGCCGGCGTGCTGATCGAGTAGTAGTCCGCCTCGCGGAACCACGGGAACACCTTGACCAGCAACGAGACGGACTCGCTGGCCAAGTTGGCGCCCGTGTTGGACATCTGGCGCGTGTTGTCGCCCGAGTAGTAAATCTCGTTGGTCATCAGAACCACCCCGCTTGTGAAAGTTGCTCGAACAGGTATTCATCGACATCCCGGCCTTGGGGGATGGACATGTAGGCACGCATGCGCTGTTCTTCCGACTTGGTGGCGGTCAGCGACGTGTAGCGCCAGACTTCGTAGATGACGCCAGTTGTGCCATCGGCTTCGGCGCGGGTCTGGATGACCTTGAACGGTTTAATCATATCTGGCCCCGTTGGCGGCAATGACGGCGGTGGCCGTCAGGTTCAGCGTCTCGTTCGAGTAGGGCCATGTGCCGCCCCGCGCCGAATCGTCGTCGTACTCGATGCCGATGAACGAATCTTCTTGTCTGTACGACCAGTTGCAGGCGAATTCCGCAGCGATCCAGCCGCAGCGGATGTAGCCGCCGATGTAGCGGATGCCGCCCCGGAAGAAGGCCCAATAGGTGCTGTCCCAGCGGTACTCTGTGCCGAAGCCGATGCACCCGCCGTAGGCGTTAAAGCCCACGCAGTCGCGCCCAGATTGCGAGTAGTGCCACTCGCGTTCGGCCTGGGCGATGGATGGGTAGAAGAAAATTGGCTTGCTGCCAGGGTCGCCGATGGCGAACGTGTTGTAGGCGTTCGGCACCAGGCTGTTCTGTGGTGCGCTGCCGCAATACTTGGCGGTCAGCCCACCAGGCCCCGAAGTCAGCGGGTTGGCTGGCGGCGAAACCATGGCCCCGCCTGTCACGGCCAGCGGGTTCAGGCGGCTGTCGAACGAGGGCGTGCCATCGTCACGCATGACCAGCATGCCGTAGTTGGTGCCCCCGTTACCGGTCGCGCCTCGTGGGTCAGAGAACACATAGACCTCGGGGGCGTAGTCCGATGTGCCGGATCGGATGATCTCGATTTCCCAGACGCCGGCAGCCACTTGGCGCACGGCAGCCACGGCGTAGTAGCCATCCACCGGCATGGTGAAGAATGGCACTGGCGTCACGTTGCACGCGATCTGGTAGGCCCAGTGGCGCAGTCCGCCGTAGCCATCGAATGAACGAACGGAACGGTTCAGCAGCGCCTTTCCGACAAAGTGGAGATTGCGCGTCTCGCTGGAGACGAGCACCTGATTGTTTCCGTTGATTGCCAGAAATCCGTGTACCATGGCTCACCGCATGAGAATGATGACGTAGGCCGCTTCGCTGCCGCCCGAGACGGTGACGTTGTTGCCGCTGACTGAAACCGTGTGGGCGATAGCGCGGCGGTTCAGCGGCGGCGGGTCGATCATCACCTGTACCGCCAGCACTTCCCGGCCCGCCAGCATGCTGTACGTCCGGTAGGTGGTGCTACCGCCTGGGCAGTACAGCATGTCCACCTGATTCCACGTCACGTCGTCACTGGAAAACGCCAGCGCCCCGTTGGATCGGAATACGCCCAGCCCGAAACTCATGACAGGCGCCCCAGCTTGACGCGCAGCACGCCGTTTTCATCGAACACGTTGATCGTGTTGTTGGTCATGATGAGGGCGGCGTAGTTGCCGGTCGGGCTGACAATGGAAAAGCGGTCGGCCCGCACGATGAAGTCAGAGACTGTCGGACTCGATGCCAGCCCGAAGCCCGACACCCGGCCCGCCACATCCACGCGCAGCGTCCATTGCGCGTACAGTGTGCCGTCTGCGGCTGCCCGTACCTGCTGCTCCTGCGCGATAGCTGCCGCGTTGGCCCCAACCTGCGCCTGAATCTGCTGCATGGTCGATGTCATGGCCGCCACGTTGTTGGCCGTGGTGGTCTGCTGCGATTGCAGCAGAGCCAGATTGTTGTTCACCGACGAATACTGCGTGGTGATGGTCTGCTGGATGGCATTGTCGGCATTGACGCGCTGGGTTGTCTCGGTGGAGATAGCCGCCTCGGCGGTGCCCAATCGCGTACCCATGACATCCAGACGCGCAGACATGGCCGTGTCGCCCTCGATGCGCTGGTTGGTTTCCTGAATCAGCACCAGTTCGGCGGCTTCCAGGCGGTCGAAGATGCCGCCCGGTTTGTCGATCAGATCGACTCGCGCCTCAAGGTCATGGAACAGCTTGGACTCGAACACCTGCGTATGCAGGTCGGACAGCGCCCGCGAAATCTCCCCCGGATCAAGCGCGGTGCCGCCTTGGTAGTTGGCCGCTGCCTGCTGGGCTGCGTTGCGGATCAGCAGATTGAGCGAACCCGACGTGGCCAGCCGGTCAAGCTCGGCGGCTGTGATGAACCGATTGTCCTTGGTGCCAGAGAATCCGTTGCGCACATTGAGGCCATCAACCAC